TACCGCTGACTTCTGGTGGCAATGCCGGTGTCGGCGCTGGCGGTGCTATGCCGCTTACCTGCTGGGGTACCGCTGGCGTAGCTTGCGGTGCCGGAGCATTAGTCATCGTAGTTGGGTCGACTGCCGGTGTTGGTGCCGGTGCGTTGAACATCGTTGCTGGGTTCACCGCCGGTGTTAGCGCAGGCGCTGCTGGCGCATTGTGCATCGTTGACGGCGCTGGCGGTGGGGGTGGTGGAGGCGGTGGAGGTGGCGGCAACGGTGCGTTGGTCATCGACGCTGGGTTGACGGCCGGTTGTTGCGGCGCTTGGGCGTTGAACATTGACGTCGGATCAACGGCCGGTTGCGCGGCAGCATTGTACATCGTCGACGCGTCGGGCATCATTGCCTGGGTGATGGGGTCGGTGACCACCGCCTGCGACGCTGGCATCTGAGGTTGCGTACGTTGCTGGGGGTTGTACATCGACGTCGGGTTAACCGCTGGCGCACGTTGCTGTGGGTTGTACATGGTCGCCGGGTTCACCGGTTGCGTACGCTGCTGCTGTGGGTTGTACATCGACGTCGGATTAACCGTCGGCTTTTTCTTCTTCTTGTTCTGGTTGGCAGCCGCTTGGGCGTATGGGTTCTGATATGCCATTACTCAATTCCTGTCTTGCGCTTACGCGTGCGGCCAATACTCTTGTACTGAAGGCTTATACGCCGTATCGAAAAAGTTTCATCGTCAATAAAGTTGCTGAGTCTCAGCATCGTGCGCGGGTCGTAGCCAAAGAGGTCAGAATCGTCGGTCAGCGCCGACACATCCGATTCCAACGTTGAACTGTCGAGGGTAAAGGTTGAGTCAAGCAACGCACCCGACTGCCCCATAGTAATCGTCTCGGTGTTGCTGACGATGCCAGCACCCGTCTGCTGCACGGAAACGTCGAAGTCGCCCAAATTGTCGAACAGCGTCCGCGCATAGAGCCAGCGACACTCTACGTCGTCGCCCTGCGGTGCGATGTTGGCGGTCTCGAAATACGCCTCTATTGCGGCCCCATCGTCGTTGTTGTTGGTCTCATGCTTCATAATGCGACCGGCGAAGTCACCGGCGTGGGGCAGGTCGTCGATGATGGCGGCGCTGTCACGCGTGAAGTTGTTGTACGGCCCAAACCAAGCGTTCAGACGCGCTGAGTAAACTACCACTGAGTTCATCGTCGTCTGGCTGGACCCGTGGGGTAGGTAAAACCAGACCTCCTCCTTCGCTGGGTAGTAGTTGGCAAAAGCGTACGGCAGTCGCGCTACGTTGATGTCGCCCCAATACCGATCATCCAGCGCAAAAGAGATCTTCTCGACTTGAGCGCCGCCGGTCCATTGGTAGATGCCGTCGTCGCGGACGAAGATCTGGCGTTCGCCTGGCACCGTGACGATGGTGCGTCCGGCGATGGTGCCGCGCTGGGTGCGTTGCTGCTGCTGGAAAGGTATCGTTGAGCTACCCGTCGCCGTCAGCGTATGTATGCCGTATTGCGTATGGACGGCGAGCGTGTTCTGAAAAGGTTGTAGGCCGGTGATCTCGTAGCCGAAAGCGTAGTAGTCAAGAGCGCCCCAGGTCGTGATGTCACCGGCGGCGCTGCGCCATAGGCGGTCGCTGTTGCTGTTCTCGTTGCCTAACCAGAGGCGGTTTTCCCAAAAGGCAGGCCACGTCGGCTTAGTGAAGCGCGAGTCGTCATCGAGGGCAGCGATGTTGTTGGTGCCACCGGCCCACGTCACGGCATCGGTGTCGACACCATTGGCGGCGACTAACGTCGACCCTGCTAGTACCCAGTTCCAAGTGTTATCGTTGCCTGCGGTGACCGTCGCGCTGCCGGTGCGATCCGTAGCGGTGCCGCCCGTCACGTCGAAGAACTTATCGCCGCAAAAGGCAAACACCTTCTCGGTGCCAGCGAGGACGACCTGACCCAAGGCGGTGACAGTAGCGCCGCTGTTCATGGCGCTGGCGTTGAACTTAGCGTAGCCCTTGCGCTTTTTAACCTCTCCGGCTAGCCCGACGGTGCAGTTCTCCATGTCGTAGAGACCGCCAGGCGAGATCTCCTCGGCCGGTAGGCTGTAGTTGACGCCGTCGCGCCACGGTCCCAGGCGCAGGCTCTGTGCAGCGATAGGCATCAGCTAAGACTGCCTTCTTGCGGCGAGTACGAGAACTTACTGCTGCCACGGTTGTCGGAACGGCGCATACGGTAGGTGCGGTTGCCTTGGACGTTGGCGTTCTGACGGCTAGCGACCCCTAAAACGCGCTCCATCTCTTGGCGGTCCACCATCGAACCCTGGTCGTCGCCCTTCTCTTGTTTGTAGAGGGCGCTGACGCCGTAGACGAGTGCAGGCTGCACCACCGGCGAATAATAGCCGTCAAGGCTGTTGGTGTCGTCGCTGGCGGTGAAGTCCGGCACCGACGCGTAGTATCGGTAGGCGATGGTGTCGACGCTGTCGGGGGTGGGGTATAGACTGACTTGTACGAGGCCGCTGCTGTCGACGCCGTCGATGATCACCCAGCGCGGATCGCCGTCGGTAGAGTGGTTAGGATCGGCCGCATCGAGGTCTTGGCTCGACATGACGATGATGACGTGGTCTTCTGTCGTATTGCGGAAACTAAGCGGCGTCAGCGCGTCGGACGCGAGGCTGTAGGTCTGGGTGCTGGCGACCGTATTAAACGTCGACGACTTAAACAGCCAATTCCACTTCTCGCGGCTTTGGATGTCCTTGCCGACCATGTTTAAGTAGGTCCGCGCCCCGTCTTTGAACGTAGACGCGTTGCTATTCAACCCGACGCGTCGCAGCGCCGTTTGAATAACCTCTAAATTGGTCATCCTACGCCCTCATATTACCTCATATTAACCCAAGACCCGTTCTCATAGCCTTGCAACGTGTTGGTCGACGTGTTGTAGATCAACATTCCGTTTGCGGCTGTGAGCGCGTCGCGCTGCGTCGTGGTCAGGCTAGGTAGGGTGAAGCTATCACTAATAGCCACGGTGCCAACCTCCACTGTACCCAGCAATGCAGTGTCGCCAAAGAAGCTCGCCGCATTAATCTGCCCAACGCTGTCGGTCATTATTCCTGCGCTTCAAGCGCCATATGGTCGAGGTCATACTCGGAGAGGTTGTCGCCGTTGTTATCGAGCCAACGCTCCTGCCATATACGTACTGCCTCTGGACCACGGTCGCTTAAGCGTCCTGGGGGGTCCGGCACGAAACCGTCGGCATGAGTCACTTCGCCTATTGCCTTGACGGTGTTACGCACCTGACTGTTGGTCTGGTTTTTGTTTTTCCGTACTCTGGCATGGGTCTTGTCGAGGTCCAGCGCCTTGCGTATAGCGGCCTTGGTGTCGTCGCTGCCCTTCAATATTAGCTGGGCGATCTGGTCGGGTGTGACCTCCGGCGCTTTCTCTGCGACGGGGGCGGCCGACTGCGCGACTTCTGCAATTTCGCTAGGCAGGTCAAGCTGTTGTGTTCGCTTTGCCATGATGTCCTTGAAAGTTAAATGAGGGCGACGACGTTATGCGCCGCCGCCCCACTGTGTGTTATGCAACCAATCCCTGTATGACAACGCCTACATGTCCGCTGTCATCCGGCGCAAACGTCGCAAAACCGACAAGCGGCTCGGTTCCAGCATCCTTAGTGTGTACAGCGCCTGCGACACCGTCAGAAAGCGTGAGATTCTGACCGATGGCGATGGTGCCGTCTGCCAGGATCGTAGCGACACCAGCCGTCTGGAACCAACCGTAATAGTTGGCTTGGAAGGTCATCGGCGTGACGCCAGCGATGATGTAATCGGTACCGGCGGTAGCGCCTACGACGTTATACCAGAGGCTGCCGGTGACGGCAACGTCGGTGGCGGTGGTAACAGCGACTTCCAGCCCATCGTAAAGCGTCAACGTGATGGCGTTGCTGCTGGCGGCCGTGTTTGACTTAATGCGATACTGGAAACCCTCACCCGCATCGTCGGTGATATGCAAATAGCCACCGGCGTACTGGTTGAGCGTGGCGCTGCCAACGGTGCCGGAATCAGTGTAAGTGACCTCAGTCGCACCAGCAGAGGCGGCCGTCAGCTTGCCGTCGCTCTCAACGATAGCAGTTGCCGACACATCCTGCGATACGAGCAAGCCCCGATTAATAGCGGCAGCGGTGTAGCCGTAGCGGAACACCCTGCCGTCGGCTAATTCCAACTTTTGGCCGATGGGGTATCTGGCGGTCGAAGACTCGGTGTAGATGCCTTGACCGTTCTTGCTGCCAAGACCCTCGCCACCGACTCGGCCGATGCCGAAATTTTGGTTACGAATACTCATTGTTCATTCTCCTTCGCTCATGGGCGAGCTATGAAGCCGCATTGGCTTGCGGCTCGGAATGGATGTAAAGAGTGCGTTTAAACACCTTGTCCGTTGCCAGACGCAGTGTTTAAACGCGCTTTGTTAAGGTTTTACACTAAGTTGTAGATGACGCCCTGACGGCGACGGTTGTTGGTGGTGATTTGCAAGCCTACGACGATGAAACCGACCTTTGCCATTTGGTTAGCTGGTTCCTTGAACGGAGTCTTGGCAAAGTTCATTCCGGCCTGCATGTGCATCTTGAGATACTTCGTGTTAAGGAAGTACATTCGGCCGGTGCCGCAGTCGCGGTCGTACTGCACTGGAATGCCGCGAAACGACGGTAGACGACCATCGACACCAGGCTGATCCTTCGACGTAAGGCGCTGGTAGCCGGTGCCTTCAAATATCTCCTCAAACGAACCGTAGATGTCGTTGGTGGTAAAGATATTCGTCGGCTG